TGGATTTTTGTCCAGCCCTTACCTTTAAAAGGTAATAATACCCAATTTTTATATAATTGAGAATGCAATTACAACATCATCTGCAATGCCATTTGTAGCAGCATGTATGAGATATGTACCTCCAACATTTTTAATTTCGGGCACAGCCCCATTTAAAGCATCCAAATCTGTTGAATCTAAATCTACAATGGTTAATGTTCCATTATTAGCTTCCGAGTAAATTGTGGTGTACTTTTTGAGATTCAAATCAGCTAAAGACGTTTTATCTACACTTCTAATCATTAATCGTGTTAAATCACTGAAAGTAAGTTCAGGATGAATTTTATTCACATTTTTGATTGCAATATGGGCCTGCCAGGTTACAACAACATACCCCCTATCAAAAAC